CCGTTTTGGTCAGGCCGTCCCAGTCCTCAGAGAATTGGAATTTTACATGGTAAGCCTCTGACGCGCCGCTGGTGACGATTTCGCGGCGTTTGACCGCCAGCGCGGCTTTGTTTGCGTACAATTCAATCATGGGATCACCTATACTCCGCGAAATCAGATTTTCTCCTTTACAGCTTCCAGAATATCAGCCTTTTTCATGGCGCTGTTGACCCACTCAAAGCCGTGGGCTTTTGCGTAATTCAAAAGTTCCGCTTTTGTCATGCCGTCAAAATCCACGGCGTTTGAGAAGGAGGCTGGTTCAAGAGCGCCTTTTATCCCCCCGGCGTGACATCTTCCTTAATTTTCGCAATCCAAAGGCTGTTTGGATCGTACAGCATGGGCATAAACAGGCCGCTGGCCTTTGTCCAGAGCACAGCGGGGTCCCACTCCATGTTTTGTGTCACATAGACATAGGGAGACTGTCCGCTTGCATTCACAGGGTAAAATCTACCTATACCGACCTCGGGAGGATCGCCCCACAAACCGCTGCCCACATATCCCGCCGGGTTTGTAGCGAAAAAGGTAATCGTATCGACAGGGAAGTACCGCTTTTTTGTAAATACAGGCCGTCCGTCCTCACCTAATTTTGCATCGGCGTTGTATGTAAGGTCGTCGGTAATTATGCGGGCTATGCCAAATTCCTCCTGCAAATAGGCGGTCAATGCCGTCTGTGAAAGCAGCGCGCCAACGAAAATGTTTCCGCCAATTTCCTTTTGCAGGTTGACGTTCCGGCGCAGTTTGGTGATGTTCTTTCGGGAGGTAATCAGGCCGCTCAGTGTGACACCCTCGTCGGTCGCTTTGTCAATCATGTCTTGCAGCTGCCCGGAAATATCGGCGTCGGCGGACAAATCCAGCGTAAAGGATGTGTGGGAGGCAGGTACGCCGTAATCAACGGGAATATCCAGATTATTTTCCTTGATGGTGATTTTACCAGTAGCCAGCATTTCCGCTTTTGCCACTTTGGAGCGCGTCACTACCTGATCCGCCAGGCGGATACCGTCGTTGAGAACGTAGTCCACCATTTGATCGTCGCGGATGCCGTGATCCTTGTACTCCTGCAAAAGCTCGGACTGGTTGATTTTGACCTTGATAAGGCCCTTCTTAATGCTGTGTGTATCCACCGGGATACGGATCGTGCGCCGCGCCTCCGTATCAAAGGCATGGAAATATGCCATAATCGGCGTGTTGTATTCAGACGCAATAGACTGCCACTTTGCAATCATATTATCCGTGCGAATATCGGTAATCAGGCTGTCCAGTGGGTCGTTAGGCCGCTGGACTTGAAACCCGACGTCTATCCACTCTTCGGAGGGGATAAGCCCGAAAATTCCGTCTTTCCATTCCATAACCGATCTCTCCTTTCTTAGTAAGGCCGCGTAACATCCGGCGATGTCGCGACAAAATAGAACCCCTTCGCGGATAGAGAACTCTTGGCGGCTTCCGCAAGAGGCGTGGGAAGTCTGTCCTCATATACCCTGCCCGCAAGAACTACGGAGCCCTCGCTGTCGCCCCATGTTACGTCAATATCCTCATAGACAATTCCCTCCGCCGTCGCGTCATTCGCGGGGTAGACCGACCCCATTGGAACGATTTTACTTGCTCCCCGCGCTTCCCCCATGCTTTCGGAAAGCTGGCGCGTCTTGCGGACTACGCCTACAGCGCTTTCCAAGAAATAGCCGGGTTCAAAGTTTCTGCCTTTCTCATCAGGACCACGAAATGCCATACCGTATCACTCCTTGTTATTTTGTGTTCCGTACAGATTTTGGTAATGCTGTGCTGCCAGCTGCGCCGCTCTTGTCGGTTTTTCCGGAGGAGGCCCGCCTGGTCCAACAGGTTTTACAAAAGCGGGTACGGGCTTGTCGGGCTGGAAAGCGTTAGGGTCTGCTTCCACTTGCGCCTTGTGGTACTCATCAAAGCCGGTCAGCACACCGTCTTTCAGCGTCAGCCCCTTTTCTTTCAGGTCCGCTATGTATGCCTTTTCAGCGCTCTTAGAGCTGAATTTAATGCCTTTTTCCGCGATGGTCCGCCGTATGGCGTCCATGTAATCCCGCTCCGCTAGCTGCTTTTGGTATGCCTCTGTTTCGCTGTCGTACTTTTTCTGTAATTCGTCCAACTGAGATTTGAACTTCTCCGCGTCGCCCGCTGCTGCTTTCAAATTCTCCATGTCCTTTTCCCGCTGGGCAAGCTGTTCACGGGCGGCGGAAAGATCGCTTTGCACCTGAGCGATATCCCCTTTGTTTTCGTTAAGTATTTTTTCTACCGCCTCCTTTTCCACCCCAAGATCCTCTAAAAATTTCCGCGTCATACGATTCTCCTTTCACTTATGTTGCGTTCAGCAAATAAAAAAACAGGAGCCGTCTGCCTTTCGGCAGTCAGCTCCTATTGCTCTTCCCCAACGTCAATTCGCCAGAGGTAAACTTTATTTCCTTTTTCACTTCAACGACTACAACGCCTTTTCCCTTTCTCCTGATTTCGGCGTTGTTGCCTTTGTCTAAAATATATTCTACCATACGAACTGCCGTATCGTCAAGATATTTCACGGATATACCACCTTCATACGTTCCTTTTGCAGAGGTAATTTTGCCGCAGCGCTGAAATCTTTGTATTTTTCGTTCAAAGCCCTGAGCCGGATAGACGTGGTTTCTTCCTCTTTTTCCAAACCAGCTGCTTTCTGCGCCGCTTTCCGGCGTTTTAATTTCCGAACTGTACGCTCGATCTCCCGCTGCTTCTGCGTAGCCTCATAGGCGGAATAGGTTCGCCCCTCAAAAACGCAGCCCAACCCATCATCTATGTGGGCAAGCTGTTCGTCTGTGTAAGTACGTTCCATGACACCCTCCACCCAAGCGTATTTATGATGCCTGCAATTTGCACCCGTCAGGCCATCCACCTCTCCGTAACCCGTTGTATCATGCAGATCCGGATATTTTCCCAAAGGGTCAGGTTCACCGTGTTCGCTCTCGTAGTATATTTTCCCCTGCCACGCCTTGTGGGACGACCACGGGGATGGACCGCTCTTATCCCGTGCGCCGGAATGGGCGGATACTTCGCAATACCGTGTGTGCAAAAATTCCATTGACTGCTCTGTATACTTGTCGCAAAGCTGGTTGACACCTGTCATAACAGCACGCCGCACCGCCACGTCCAGATGATCCACATGGCCCGGTTTTCCGGGATGTTTTGGCTCATATGTTACGACACGAAGTCCGCTGTCAGCCAGCTGCCGTACAGAATCTGTAATCGCCTGGTTATAACTGACCGCTCCGCTTTGTATCTGCAATTCCGCGTTGTCAAGCGCCCACTGGTAGGCATTTGCTGGAGGGAGCATGGTCAGCCGGCCTTCTCGACGTACCAGAAAGCCCGTGGAGGTTGTCAAATTCCGCATGGCGCTCCACGTTTGCCGCCGCACCGCTGCTATGTCCGCCGCGGTTACAATCACTTCTGGAGCCGTTATTGCGGCAATGTCCGCAAGTTCACTATAGTACGCCTGATTGAACGCCGCGACTTCATCGAAAAGTGTGTCCAACTTTTTCTGACTGACTCCTGTCGTTTTCTTAATGGCATGTTCAATTTCATCGAAGCCGATGCCATGACCCCGCAGTGCACGTATGGCCTGCACGGCCACTTCGTTGAGCTGGCCGGAAATTTTCAGCCGGGAGCAGATTTCATCCAGCAGCGTAATTTCCAGGCTCCGGTATAATTCCGAAAGTTCCTCCGGCAGCGCGTCCAAAAGCGCGGGGCTAAAGGGGTATTCGATTTTCATCTTCCATCACCTCCCATAGCGGCAAAAATGCCATAAGGCACATCTCTGCACCTTACGGCATAGCAAGCGCCCGGATTCGCACCGGAGTACTCTTTTCAGAGCGTTTTCCTTCGTAAACTACTACTTGCTATGCCTATTGTACCACGCTTTTCGCACACGTTCAACCATTTTCTTTTCTTTTGGGGAAAGGAGAAAATCACCCTTTTCGTTGTGATAGTATCCTTTATGCGTATGAGGCAATTCTCTTTTCCCGTTGATTGTATGCGGCATACCTTCAATATCGATCTGTTTCCACTTTCGGTTATGCTTATCGTAATAAGAAATATACCGAGGGTTTCCGTCAGTCCCAATAGTCGCATATACCCGTCCTGCTGTCATAGTTTCCAGCGGAGCTTTTACTTGCCCATTATTCGGTACAATAAATTTGATATTACCGGATTGATAGACAGCGTGGTATTCACTTCCATACGGTTTCCCTTTGATGCTTATTCCGCTGCTTGCGCCCCTGCCGCCCGTTTTAATTTCCACCTTTCTTTTACCATGTCCTGGTGCGGCTTAACTTGAATCACATTCCAGCCGCATTCTACGGGAACCTTCCCGTAAAATATCACCCAAAGCGGGCTCAGCCGCTTTATCATTTCCTCGTATCCTCGGAGGAAAAGCCGCTTGCTGTCCTTGCCGTTCTGTGTCCCGACGCTGGAAACCGCCACGACGCCGCCCACCGGCTCCCCGTCAAAGCACCAGTCATAACTGTCTGGCGTACTCCATGAAATGGTCGGATAAACGGTCACGCCCCGCGCCTGCCAGTAAGCGCCCAGCCAGTGCTTGCGGTAGTGGTTATAAATCTGCATGGCAAGGGGCATATCGGTGTACATGGAGAAGTCCGGCGAACAAACGGCGGCAAATTGGGACAGTATAGAGATGTACTTGTCCGGCTGGTTCCAAAGGCGGATAAACTGATAATCATCCACAAAGCAATGCATAATTTTCCCATGCCGGTCTTGGGCGGTTTTGGCGTAATTTATGGGGATAAACTCGCCTTTCGGGTATACCATAACCGGATCGATTTTTGGTATGTTGTACTTTCCCACACCACGAAAAATACACTTATCCAGATTTTCAAAATTCAGCATTTATTTTCTTACTACTCCACCTCGTTTTGCGTTTCGTCCGTCATATCCTCCATGTCAGGAATCATTTTGCGGGCTTCTTCCTCCGTGACACCGTATTTTTTGGAGAGGTAAATTTCCTTTCGGAGGATTCCCGCCGCCACATCGGCGCGCATATCCTGGTTTCGCAGCCGGATGGTTTCCTCGTCGTCCAGCACGCTGTCTCCCCAGTCAAATTCCGCTTTATACGTCCCCGCCGGTGCAAGGCCGTACAGCGTCGCGTATACATCCATCGCGTAAATAAGCGTATTAAACGTGTGGGTAAGGGAAATTTGGATATTATGGACGGTGTTGTACATACGTTCTTTACTGTGCCGTTCCTCCGTGGCAGTCTTTTCTACTGACTGCGGGTCTGAAATCGTGCCAAAGGACAAGCCCACATCAAATTCAATCTGCTTGAGAATGTTTTGGAAACCTTGATAAATTTGATCATCCCTGAAATCCGGGCTGAAAACCTCGAAAAAACCACCTTCGTTTGAGAAAACTCCGCGTTCAAATAAATCACGGTCAAATTGATCTGCTATGCCTTCAATTTCGTCTGCAAATATTTTTCGCTTGCCGCTGCGATACTCCCAACGCAGCATCTGCCATTGTTCGTCTGCCTGCTGGATAAGGTCTACCGCCGCGCCGCTGTACATGGAAACACCCACACCGCTGTTTTCATCCACATTATTAGCTTTCGGCGTCTTAAAATAGGCAAACAGGGGTCCCTCCATGTTCGCAATCTTTGTTTCTGGCTGCATATCTGCCCATTCCGGTACGTTTTGCAGGCTGACCTCTTTCCCCACTGTACCATTTGTGTCACTGCAAAAGGCTTTGTTTTTAATCGTATAAATAGTATCCTGTAAATCGTGATATTCAAGCCGGATATAATACTGATCTCCCACTTTTACCGGTTTATCTTTGAATATACCACCAATACAAGCACCGGAAGCATCAAAATGGGTTGGTTGGAACCCAGACGCGCTGGTTGCGTCAACTAATATTTTCCCGCGAAAAGGATACGGCTTAAATGCAATCCCGCCTACCGCCAGGCCTATCTCCATCTGCCGTATAAAACCTTCTGACGCTTCCTGAAAGCATTCCATCAAATAATCTGCGCGGGGACTGCCGGAAATGTCTGCTTTGAATTCTACCAGCGTCGGCCTTGCGATTTCCCGGCATATGGCGGCAGGTATCCCCAATGGAACGATGGAATCGCTTTTCCACGGAGGCTTGTTCATCAGCATGGCATACCACAGATTTATGTTTTCTTCCATTTTTTTGCTTGTGGCAGGTGCTACGCCAAATTTTTCCTGCACGATTCCCTGCGGGAAAATAAACCGTTTTAGCTTTGAAAAAAATTCTGTAAAAAAGCTCATTGGCCATCATCCTTACAAATTTTTTATGCTGTGCTTCCCATACGCCCGAATACCCGTTCCAACGCATAACGAGTGGCGTCTATCAAGTGGTTATTGGCGTCCGGGTATCCGCTGATAATTTCATCGTCCTTATTCCGTTCGTATTCATAATTTACGAACTCTTTATATGCGTTTGGCGTTCTATGACGGTCTATTACAATTTTTCGACGCTGCAACCACTTCATACCATACTCAACGCTTCCTGGTCCCTTTACCGCAGCATAAGCTGGCAAGCCAAACAAGCGGTAATCTGTTACAGATTTTGGCTCCGCGTTGTCACAGGTAATAAATGCATCCGTGTATTTTTTCTCTTTAATAAGATTGGCGCTGGCTTCATTGGTCAGCTTGTTTTCGTAGATTTCATCCAGCAGATAAATCGTTTCCCGCGCACGGTCATAATGCAGGCGGATAAAGGCAAACGGGTCTGGATACCAACCCCAGTCAACACCCTGATATATGCGGTCAAACCGGCGGATTTCATCGTCCGTAATGGGCCGCAGCACAAGGTTGTCAAACACGTTGCCCCCAGTGCCTACCGCCTCTCCAAGGTATTCATGCCGGTATGCCCTTTCGTCGGTTTCCTTCAGGTGATTTGCCTCTTCAAAAAACTGTTCGCCTAACCATTCTGGAGGTGCGTCCAGATAGGTGCTGCGATGGCAGTAACGATCATTCCGTTCCTCCAGGCTATCTTGATTTGCCCAGTTATCTCGGCTGATCGGGGGGTTGTAGCTCTCGAAATTCCAAAATTTTGAGCCACCACGCATTGTGGATTGTAAAATCGTTCTAATTTCAGACCTTCCTGCAAATTGGTCCTTTTCTTCAAAATGCGTCACCGCTATGTACCCAAAAGGCGCTTTGATTGATTTTATTTTCATAGGATCATCAGCCCCACGAAACATGATTTTTTGCTTGGTATCTTTATATATCAGTTCCATGGGTTGCACCTTTGCATCCCATCTGTTAGCCATGCCCAGCTCACAAATTGCCCAAATATATTGCGCATATACACTGTCCCGGATGGTATTTGCGACCTTTCGCAGGACAAGCGCGTGTGTACCCGGATTTGCTATCAGTATCAGTGGAACAAGCAGCGATACACAGGATGATTTCAAAGAGCCGCGTCCACCAGACAAATCATAGTGCGTGTGTCCATGCTGGAACACGTCGTGGGCCAGCGGGCAAAACGCGGGGCCAATTTTCTCAGACAGTAATATCTTAGACATCAACAATTACTGTTACTCCATCAGTATTTTCCATGTCCTTCTTTACCCCTGAATACTTATCAATCAAAATTGCCATTGTAGTTGCTATTTCTCTTGGAGAGGATTTTTCAAACGCATTTGATGCCTTTAGCGCTTCCAGCCCGTTTTTAAGGACTTCGCATACATCGTTTCGTTGGCTCTCCATGTAAGCGATAATGTCGGCGGTGTTTTTCTCTTTTTTTTGTTCGCACTTTTCCACAATATCCGCACTTTTTAGCACGACATTTTTTACTGTTGTTGCGGATACCCCATGGATTTTTGAGACGGCGTTATAACTTCCTAACTGCACGTAGTCCGCCACTATTTTCTTTTTCTGCTTATCCGTCAACCTTGCGGCCATAATCACCACCTCTCCAACGTATAATGCTGCCCGTCCTATGCTATCAGCGCACAGGGTGGGCTTCTTCGTTCATGTCCAAATTTTCACGTTGCCATTATACCACAGGCAAAGCGAACAAAACGAACAAGTTTATTTTTGTGTCGATAAAAATCGCTTGCATAGCATCCTCACGCCGTCGCCTGTATTATTGCCCCCAACGCACGCCGCCACCTGCCCCCACGTCAGCCCGTTGATAAAACGATACGTGAATATCTGCCTTAACAAGCTGTCGTCAATGCCCGATATGTACCGCTCCAGCCGGTTTCGCTCATACAGACATTGCCGCTGCTTGGCTTCGATAATCCTCCGCAAATCTTGGTCGGCAATCTCTGACGCGCAATCACCTACCCTGTCTGACACATACCCGCCGCCCCGCGTCCCAACACGCTGTGCGCCTGGTTCGGCTTTGGCCTCCAGCTCTTGCAGTCGCTCTATGTCCATCTCAATTTCACGGTTCAGATAGTACAGTTGGGACAGCTCCTTCAGCGTCATGGTGTTGCTCCTTTTCATCCGATGATTCTCGTATCCTCTCCACCCACGCCCCGCAATTTTTCCACAGCACAAACTGCCATTTTGCAGAACATAGCAGATTCCCACAGGTATTACAGCAATTACGCAGCTTCTTTCTCTTTTTAGGTAACGGCTGAAGAACGCCTACACCATTCATGGCATATCCCCCTTGTATGTACTCATCCCGCTGCCATTGCAAACAGGACAGGTATTCCAGTCTCTGGGATCGTTAGGGTTTGGCGCGTCATCTTCGGCGCAAGCTCGACCACGAAGTACCTTACCCTTACCGTTACATCTCTCACAGGCCTCATTAATCTTTCGGAGGGTGCTTAAGCTCTCACGGTATGGCTTGATTTGTTCCTCGAAATCCACCTCAAGCAAGTGAATTCTCGTTTCAATCTCGTGGATTGCAGGAACAAGGTTTAGTTTTTCATGTAGTTCCATTTGCAATGGTCTCCTTTGTCACCTGCTATTACGGTTCATAAACAAGTTCAAAAGTCTGAAACTGCTGTGGCAGAACGTTAATTTCGTAGTGGTATGGAGAAACCTTAGACCCACTTAAATCTTCCACAACATACATAGTGTACTCATTAAGGTAAACGTAGTGCTTTTTATAGGTTCTGTTCTCCAGCTCAACCGTAATAACCAGTTCGTTTTCCGTGTTGTTAGATAGGGAAAAATTTCCGATTAACTCAAAGAGCGGTGTATCTGTTCTTGCGTTGATAACCTCCAGCCGCCGGGTTATATTGAAATTGTCTGCTTCCTGAGAAAGATTTTGATTCACCCTGCCAGCCTCTGTGCATCCGGAAAGGACTCCAATTATTAAAACAACTAAGGTTAAAAGTTTTAATGCTGTAATTAATTTTGCAAAAGTTTTCATAAGTTTTGCCTCCTATAATAATCACTATCTACAAGGAAATATTTGCAATCGGTTATGTCAAGCCCCTTTGGCGGCTCCGGCAGTGCCATCCAGTGTGTGACAATCATTCCATCACAATTCCAAGATTTGCTTGCTTTGTAATATTGCAGGATTCTAATGCTAGTCGCGGCCCTTCCTTTGTCTGGCACAATGACGTAGCATAAAACTCCAGTGCATATTTCCGGCAGCCTGTCCTTCACGCTGATCCACCCGTCCTTTAGATACGCTTGCCGCAGCAGCTGGACGGCCTCCATCAGCACATCCGCATCCAAAGTAAAAATACTGTCCGGTTCACCGCCCGCCAGCTGTTCTTTGTCCCGCGCCTGACCTTCCAGGTTGTCAATGATTTTTTCGATGGTCATAGAAATCCCTTCCTTTCAGGTTTTTATAGAACTCGATTAAACCTTTTTAGTGGTTTGACCATTCCCGTACCCACTCACGGCTTTACTCCGAGGTTCTTACCGTAAATCTCGTTGTATCGCTGCACCAGTTTCTGTACAGCATAGGCTTGCGCTCTGGCCTTCATGGCCGATCTATTGTACCTGTCAACAGCCTTGTCGATTTGGTTAAGCCATATTCGCTCTTCCATAAGTTTAAACCATTCTCTTATCAGTTCAATCATTTACCGTTTCTCCTTTAGCCTTTGGCGGTAGGCCAGCCATTTCTCCCCGTAATCCTTAATATGGATACATGAGCCATTTCCGGTCTCCATGCAAAGGTATCCTCGGTAATCGCTCAGCCCGTAGCAAAGCCGCCAAGAATCAAAACATGTAAGCCACACCGGCTCCCCGTCCATCTCCCGCAGTTCGTCCAGCGTCAACGGGTCGTTCTTCTCTGCCTGAGCCTGAGCGCGTAGGGCGGCGATTGCCAAACATGCCGCATTGTGCGTCGGTTTATACTTGCATTCCTCCCACGAACTCAATACCTTGATTGCTTCCTCGTTGGTCACGCCTCACCGCCTCCTTCCAGCAGTTCCGGATTGTCGTGTACGTTGCCGATTACCTCGACCCACGTCTTGGCCTGGACACGGGCTTTAGCCTGGAAAACATCAAGGAAGGTAATGCACTCGTCTTTTGAAAACTTCACAATGAAACTTGCAATCCGACCATCCCATTCGACTGTTCCGATTTCGACACCCGGGTTAAGGCAAACCTTTACGATATCCCCCTTGAAAATCTTCACACCGTTCTTGTCGGTCAGGCCGATATACCGACCCATTGTTTCAGGAATAATTTGCTCACTACACAAAAATATATTTGCCTCGTAAGCATTGCCACGCATCAGGGTGTCTCTTGTTGCAATGAACGGTTTTCCCGGAGGAAAATAAA